ACGGGAGCGGCCTCGACGGGAGCCACCTTTGGCGTGGACTCGACGGGAGCGGCTCCCTTCGGCGGATAGACGCTGAGGAACACGCGGTGTCCGTCAGAGACCTTGACGGCTTCGGAGGGACGGAGACCACCGGCGCTTCCAAAGGCTTCGTCGATGGGGCGGGCGGGAGTGGCGAGGAGCATCTTGGCGAGGTCATGGGTGTTCATTGTGGGTGTCCTTTGTGTTGGTCCTGCTGTGAGCGGCGGGATTGCCGCAAGGCCCTGAGAGGACGCGACTCCTCTCGGTGACGCTAAGGGCTAGATGCTCTCGTCGATGTGGTCGGTGACAACGACCTTGATGCGTCGTGAGCCACCATTGGAGACATTGTCAGCTCTCATCTGATGAGCGATGTCCATGCACATCGGCCAGTCTGAGAACACAGCGACGTTGAACTCTTCAGCGATGCTCTGATTCACTCTCTCATTGTAGCCCAGTCCGACAGTGTTCATTGTGTTCATCGTTGTGCTCCTCGACATCGGGTTTGTCCAGCGGCCTTCACACAACAAGCCGCACTTGCCGTGCCAGCCGCTAACCACTTGAATTTGTTGCACTTTTGCAGTTGTCGCTATCGATGATCAATGCATCATCATTGATCAGAGTCTCTATAGGGGGCCTCCCTGTCACCCCGTCCCCCATTGATGATAATAATAACGTCCCTACCCCCGTATCTTGACCCCCTGTAGGTCGTCCCTGTTAACGTCGTCGCGCACGCAGCAAGGAGGCACGCATGGCACGTATGGCTAGGAGGCGAGTCGAGGGCACACATGGCGCGTAGGCCAATTGAGGGCACTGGAGGCATCTGTGGCTAGGAGACCAATCAGCAGGAAGGTGGAGAGGACGGCGCTCGACTTGTGGAGGGAGCGCGAGAACCTGTCGCTCAGGGAGGTGAGCGAGCTGCTCGGTGTAAGCGCACCGGCCGTGTACCACTGGTGCGTCGGTCGCTCGTTGCCGACGCTCATCATGGCCTTCCACATCGAGGACGTGTCCGATGGTGAGGTGCCTGCATCGAGCTGGGTGGCGACGCAGCTTGGGCTGTTCGAGAAGGCTGGGTACGAGGAGAGGGCGGCGAGGACGCAAAGGAAGCTGTCGCAGCGCATGAAGCGACAGAGAGCAGAGCGGCTCCTCACCGAGGACTACCGGCGCGAGCTGAAGCGAAGCCCCTTCCGCAAAGTGGAGACGACGGTCCTTGGCGAAGAGGGGGAGGTGGTGCTCACCACGAAGAGGGAGAAGAGGGGGCCTGCGAACCGGCTACAGGCGGAAGCGCGCCGTCGAGAGGCGGCGTTGTCCGTCGCACCGCTGCACCACGGCCCTCTCGGGGAGCCGCCCCTCAACCCCCGAGGGGTGAATCGACGGAAGGAGGGGGGTTGACTCCTTCCATTTCCCCCTGTAGGGTGGGGGCTGCCGCACGGGACGAGGCAGCCCCCCTACCACCATCAGGGAAAAGCCAGTTTCGTGAGCAAAATCATACACTTACAGCGTTTTTTGGCCCTCAGTACCGAGCCAGTACCGAGTTGTACTGACTTTGAAGTCACTAATTCTTGAAGTCAGCTCATAAGGAGACCTCATGGCAGCAAAAAAGAAGTCAAAGTCAGCAAAGAAGCCATCGTTTACAACCTGTCCAACGGGCCACAAGCTCCCTCGGGCAGGCTGTACGCCCCTGAAGTGTCGTTCCGGGGAGCGACTGGCGGTCGCCGACGTTGCGGAGGCCGACCCCACGTCAGTCGCCGCTCGCGCGCTCGCCAAGAAGCCCCACGCGGAGGCGCTCGAAGCAGAGTTCGAAGAGCAGAACGCCGCCGCAGAAGTCGCCTTTCAGCTCCGGGCGCGTCGGCTGGGGCTCCCGCCTGACCTCGACGAGGAGGCGAGCGAGGAGTGGGCAGAGAACAGGCTCAACAAGCTCCGTGCAGTGGCGGTCGCCGACATGGAGTGGGACCTTCGGTACGGGGACGCGCAGGCGCGGCGTGAGGCGAGGCGCGACCTCCTCAGCGCCACGGGCATGAGGAACCGGGAGCAGCTCGGCAACATCACTCCGAGCATCGTGGTGAACATCGGGCAGGGAGCAGACGCGCCGGGCTGGCTCCAGAGAGCCGCGCAGCGCGAGATGCTCCCTGCTACAGCGCAGTCAGGAGAGGAGAAGAAGGAATGAGGAAGAGCACAAGAGAGAAGTTCCGTGAACAGACGCGGGACAAGACCGAGAAGCAGACGCTGACGTACACGGAGGTGATGAAGCTCTTGGTAGCTGGAGAGAAGCCGCCAGAACAGAGGGTGGTCAACCCGACACAGCTCAAGCTCTGGCAGTCGGAGAGCTTCGAGAAGGCGTACATGGGGCCTGCCGGGTGCGCCAAGACGAGTACCGGAGTCGCAGAGCAGCTCGCCCACCTGTTGTTCGAGCCGGGGAGCAAGAGCCTCATCGCTCGACAGGACTACAACGACCTGTTGGACACGACGTTTCAGCGGTTCGAGGAGATGATGGCTCGGCTGCCCGGCGACCTCATCATGGACCGGAGCAAGAGCCCTCCGATGAAAATCTGGCTCAAGCCGATGACATGGAATGGCATGAAGGACAAACTCTCCATGATTACCTTCAAAGGCTTGAAGGGCGGACTCGGCTCGTTCGAGGCGAACATGGCCTTCGTAGACGAGGCGGCTGAATGCGACATGCGCGCCGTGAAGGAAATCGTCGGTCGTCTGCGCTGGCCCATCGGGCATCGCTTCGTCACGCTGGCGTTCAACCCGCCGCCGAAGAACCACTGGCTCTATCAGGCCTGCACAGGCATGAATGAGAACGATGAATACGTTGGAGGGAAGACCTATGAGCTGTTCCTTCCTCAACCTGACGAGAACGCCGCCAACCTGCCGCCTGACTACTACCAGAAGATGATGGACGCGATGCCGGAGGACCAGATTCAGCGACTGGTCCGTGGCGAGTGGGGCAGCACGCCGCCCGGAGCGCCAGTCATCAAGCAGTTCAACAAGGCCATCCATACGGCTGTGGGGCTGGTGTTCGAGGGGAACACGCTCTTCAGATTCTGGGACTTCGGCTTCAACAGGCCATGCGTGCTGTTTGCTATGCTCGACAGGTTTGGCAGACTTCGCATCTTGAGGGAGTTCCTCGGTCACAAGATGGAAGGTCAGCCGTTCATTGCACGAGTGAAGGAGCTGACGCGCGAGTGGTTCCCCGGCGCGACGCAGTTCCGAGACTTCGGCGACCCCGCTGTGAAGCAGAAGAAGGACACGGGCTCGATGCTGACGCTCCTCACTCAGGGAGGCATTCAGCTTGGATTCCAGCACACTCCGTTCGACGTGAGCCTGAGCGCCATGCGGACGCGCTTCGAGAAGCTCATGGAGCGCGAGCCCGCCATCCTCATCGACCGGCGCTGCTCCATCCTTATCGGTGGCCTCGAAGGCGGCTACTGCTTCAAGCCAGACGGCGTCACGCCGCGCAAAGATGGGTACTACGACCATCTAGTGGACGCCTTGCGCTACGGCCTCTGGAACATCTACGGAGCCACCACGAACTTTGGCTTCAACCCGTACCTGCTGTCACAGTACGGGATTCAGACGAGCGACATGACCCCGCAGTCCACCAGCACCGCCCCTCAGGGCATCTCGATGGCGTATTGGGACCACAATCAAGGAGACCGCAATGAATAACCCTGCACTGTCTGTCATCTCTTCAGCCGATGCCCCCGATGTCAACCTTCCATTCAAGCAGCAGAACTACGCTTCGGACCCGGCGATGGTCTCGTGGGTGCAGAGCAACGTCATCCCGCTCGCCACGTTCGTTCGGCAGGACCGGAGGACTCTGGAGACGGTCTGGGAAGAGATTCGGCGGCTCGTGCTGCTCCAGCATGACCTGAACCAGAAGTACATCGGTCGCTCGAAGGCCTACGTCCCGAGCTACTTGCGGGCGCGCGACACGATGGTCAGCAGCCTCAGCCGGAGCCTGTTCCCCGGCGATGAGTACATGGACGTGAAGGAGCGGCTCGACGGGGCGCTCGTTCCTGCTGACGGTGCGAAGAACTACATCAAGTACGAGTGGACGAAGATTGCGAACATTCGCAGTGTCATCAAGCCTTACCTGTCTCAGTTCATCGACTACGGGCTCACGTTCGCCAAGGCGGTGTACCACAAGCCGCTCAAGGCGATGACGAAGGCCCGGCTCAAGCGCGGCGCTGACCGACTGCCCGGCGTAGAGCGGTACAAGGACCCGTGTCGAGAGGGCCTTCGCTTCTCGCCACGGAGCAACTTCTTCACCTACGTCTGGCCAACCACCATCGACTCGTTGGACGAGGCAGAAATGGTGTTTGAAGATATTGATGTCTCAAAGCTCACGCTGGAAAAGCTGGGCAAGGCCAATCGGTTCGTGAACGTCGAAAAGGTGGGCTTCGCCCGTCAGCCCGACCACGACAATGCCCTGCGCCAGCAGCAGATGGAGACGCTGGGGAGTGGGACGCTGCCTGCCGAGGCTCCGACACACGGGAGCTTCGGGCAGTCGGTGACCATCACGGAGGTCTGGACGGAGATGGCACTGCCGGATTCTGCCTATGAGTCGGATGAGGAGAAGGGCGGCTTCGTTCCAGTCCGTATTCACTACATCGGTGATGTAGTGGTCTCCATCACCAGAAACCCGTACTGGCATCAGCAGCCGCCATACCTGTGCCACCGCATGCGGACGTTCCCCGGCTCGTTCTACCCCATCGGCATCGGTCACGCGGCGCGGTTCCTCCAGTACCTCGTGAACGACTTCACGAACCAGCTCAACGACAACGGCTCGTTCGCCTTGAACCCCATCGTGAAGGCGAACCTCGCGCTCCTTCAGGGACCGCTGCCGGGCTTCCGCCCCGGTGTCGTCATCCCGACCTCCGACCCGAACAGCATCGTGTTCGACCGTCCGCCTGTAGAGCAGCTCCAGTACGGCCAGATGCTGGTTCAGATGTACATGTCCATGCTGCAAGACACCTCAGGCGCTCCCGCCATCCTTCAGGGCGCGAACGCCGGAAAGGGCGCTCGAACGGCCACCTCTGCCCAGATTCTTCAGGGCAACGCCATGAATCCACTTCAGGACATGACGGAAGACATCGAGGCGAGCACCATGGTGAAGCTGATGGAGTACACCATCGGCTACGGGAACCAGTTTCGCACGGCTGATGTGCTCGATGAGCTGGCTGGGCAACCGCTCAAGGTTGCACTGCAAGACATCGCAGGAGATTTCATCTTCAACTACCTCGCCTCGTCGCAGGCGGCGTCGCAGCAGCAGCGTGCGCAGCAGGCCATGACGCTGCTCCAGATTCTGCCGGGCGTGCAGCCGCTGCTCATGCAGAACGGCAAGATGGCGAACCCGGAACCCGTGCTGAAGCGCCTGTTCAACGATGGCTTCGGCTACCGGGGCTTCGAAGAGTTCATCAAGGATGCGCCACCTCAGGCGATGGGCGGGGCTCCGGGCGGACCGGGCGCTGCCGATGCCATCAGTGGCAACGCTGGCACGAGCCCCAACCAAGGGGCGGAAGCCGGACCGGGCGAAGAAGCCGGGTTCCCTGATGTTCGTGACAATGCTGATGCACTGTCGGCCGCTGCGGGCGCGGCTGAGCAGGGAGCACCCACGCCCGTTCTCGATGTGGACTAAGGAGAGGCAAACATGGAAACGATGGAGAGATTGAAGTACCTGCAAGAGCTGGAGACCCGAATCCGGCAGGTGACGGACCTGCTCCAGCACCCCGGATGGAAGCTCATGGAAGGGTTGCTCGACCGGAGTGTAGAGGCGCTGATGCTGAACCCCGTCGCCTCGGGGGAGAAGGCGCTCGAAGCACTGGCGGCGATTCGTGCGAACCGTGACCTCAAGACCGCCCCGCTCAGGTGGATTGAGCAGATGAAGCACGAACTCGAACTCCAGAAGCGGAACGCGGAGATTACTCCTTGACATAGACGTGCTTGTAAGCACAGTGGTCCTGTGTCAGCTTGCAGCCGTCGAGTCTCGCTGGGCTCGACGGCTGTTTCCTTTCCAGCGTTCGGAGCGACCATGGCAACAGAGTTCGACATCGGCAGCGGCACCGCTCAGCCGTCGACCGGTGCAGAAGAGACCCCGGCAGTTCCTCACGGTGTCCAGCAGCGTTTCAACGAGCTGACGGCCACCATTCACAAGCAGAACGAGACCCTCACGAGCCTCCAGCAGCAGTTGCTGGAGACCCAGAGGACCGCGATTCAGCTCGCGCAGCGCACTGAGCAGGCCACTCCAGCGGTGAATCCGCTGGACGCCAAGCTGGCGGCGCTTCCCGAGGAGCTTCGTGGCCCGGTGATGGACGTGGTGCAGACGGCTTTCAACACCTACGCCATGCCGATTCAGCAGACCCAGATGGAGTATGAGTTCAACTCCATCGCTGCACAGTACGGCCTCAATGAGCAGGAGATTCGCACTGCGCGAAACCTGCTCGCCGACTGGAACGCCCGTCGCATTCCGGGCCGTCCACAGGACGCCATCGGGGCCACCATCGGGGTCGCGAATCTGGAGTCGCGCAAAGCGACCATCGCTCGTGCGAATCAGCAGGTCTCGGGTCTGCCACCGTCCGGCTCGTCTCCACCCCCTCAGCAGGCCCCCCAACCGAATCAGCCAGCTCCGGTGCCCGACGACATCGACAACTGGCCCGTCAACAAACAGTGGGAATTCTGGAGGAAGCGCGCGGGCGTTTCTTCCTAACCTGAAGGAGAACACATCATGGTTGTTTTCAACAGCACCGTCGTCCTTGACCAAGAGAAGTTCTTGGCCACGGACCTCATCAAGCGCAGCTACCTGAAGCTGGTCGCGGCAAGCATCTGCGACAAGGTGCAGATGCCGAAGGGGTCCGGTCTCACGGCCAACTTCATCCGCTACCGGCGCGTCGAAGTGCCGCTCGTTCCCATCTCGGAAGGTTCCGAGGCGGGTCTCGACCGGCCCATCAACGTCGACACGGTGACCGTCACGCTCGACCAGTGGGGTGACATCATCATCTGGACCGACGTGGCAGAGATGACTGCCAAGCACTCGCTGCCAGAGCAGGTGATGAAGCTGCTCGCCGACAGCGCGCGCCGAGTCATGGACCGCGAGATTCAGGTGGTCATGCTCGCCAACGCCAACGTCATCTTCGGTGACGGAACGGTGACCGGCCGTGCCGCCATCACCACGGGCATGCGAATCAACGACGCCCTGATGAACCGGGCGCTCGTTCAGCTCAGCGACCGAGGCGTGCCTCCCCGGGGCATGAGCAAGGAAGACGCGCAGGAGGATGGTGGCAACAGCATCCGTGGTGACATGAAGTACATCGGCATCGCGGGTCCGCAGGTCATCGCGAACATCCGCGACATCGGCACTTCGCTCGGGACGTGGGTGTCAGTGGCGATGTACGCCAACCAGAAGGCCCTCTACAACGCCGAAGTTGGCGAGTGGCTGGGCATTCGCATGGTGGAGACGAACTTCATTCCGAAGTTCGTCATCTTCGGCAACACCGTGGTCGCGACGACCGTCGGTGCCAACTCGTGGGGCGTCACCGGCCTCACGTCGGCGGCTCCGACGACTGGTGGAGGTCTCTCCAACGGTACGTTCTTCGTGAAGATTACCGTGAAGGACAACCTTCGCGGCTTCGAGGAGCAGGTGTCCATCGAGCACACCGTGACGCTTTCGGGCGGTACGTCGACGCA